GATAGAAGATTCAACACACTCTGGTGGTCTTCGTACTTGTCTTTGTAGGACAGATCATCCTCAGTCATCTGAGCAGATTCTTCCTTCTCTTCGTATCCGTTTTCGTAGGTAGCCATTAGCCCCAGCCCTTAAAATTGATTTTGACAGCCGCTTTCTGGACTGCCTTTGGTGAAAACATTGACATCATAAGCGCGTCACCCATGTTAGGAGACGGTAGCTCATACGGCTTCTTAGCCATGTCTATCTTCGACATTATCTGGATTTTACCATTATTTGATCGTTTTTGCGGTATTCTGCAAACTTCACTTCGCAGTTGATCAAGCGTGGGTATTTCACTACTCAGGGAGATGATGTCATCAGGGTTTACATACTCACCCTTGGTCACAGCTCTGTAGGTAGCCTCGAACCTATCTCTTAACTTCCACCAATACTGCGCCCTCTTGTTAAAGAAGGTGTCCTTGTTGGTCTTGGAGTCTCTACCACTATACGGTACAGCAGCGTCATCAGGAGTCTCTGAGCCACGGAACTGGTGCTTCTGCATCGCTGTAGACTCTAGCTCTTGGTCTACCTGCCTCTTAAGAGAGATACCCAGACCGTCACAGTCCCAGACAAACCAGTCAGCCTGTGCTTGCCGAGCCTTCTGTAAAGCCCAGTCCATCCCCTCGCCCGAGTCGCCTGTTATCTTTTCACACACATCTAAGACCACTGAACCCTTGCGTAGTGCAAAGCCCTTGGAGTCTCCACCCTCATCAGATGGATCGTGCGAGGCTATCAACGCACCAGACGGCTCAAAGCCGAGCTTGATGTGTGCATCTATCGCAGCGTCATACCACTCAGTAGGAATAATGTTGTCTTCAACAGAGTCGTAGTATTCGCCCTCCCAAACGTGTTGGAACAGGGCAGGTGACATCCTTTCACGGTCGCTTTCCATCTCTTGCTTCAAGACATCAGGGACTAAAGGATTGTCTGTGATGTTGATCAGTACGATCAGGTGCAGGTCATCCTCGTAGTAGCCATCCCGTCTTAGCTGCTTCTCATACGGCTTGATGAACCGTTGACTAAAGGCATCCACACTTGATCGGGGATTGGCACTGAACCATATCTCTGAGCCTTCCTCACGGAGTGTAGGCGTTAGCGCCTTGAGAGAGTTGAAGGAGATAGTCTGGGCTTCTTCTACCCAGAACCGTTGAAAGCCGTGCATAGACTTCACGCCCTCTGGGTTTCTGGCTAGGCCACGGAACTTAAACGCTGGCTCTTGGTTCAGGAGGATTTGATTGTTCTGTATCTCAAAGCCTTGGAGGTTGAGGCGTTCTATCTCTGACTTGAGCAGAGCATGAACCGAGTCATCTATTGAATTCTGAAACTCACGGAAGCAGGCAGTCTTAATCCCCTTGGTCTGTGCGTCCATCAGGCACATATCAGCAAAGCTCATAGACTTGCCTGAGCCTCGCCCACCTATGGCAATCTTGAAGCGTTTAGGCGTATCTATAAACCGCCGCAGCTTCTTGGGGATTTGCATCTTAGGCATTTATTCGTAAGTAGCCTGCTTACCCTTCGCCTTTGACATAGCTATGGCTACTGCTTGCTTCTGGGGCTTGCCTGCCCTCATATCTGTCTTGATGTTCTGGCTTATTGCCTTCTTGCCCTTCTGCTTGCTTGCTGGCATTTCCAAATATCCTTTCGTAGTTGTCTAAATAGGTCTGAACCTTGTACTTGCGTGGCCTTGAGCCTTTGCCACCTTCCCACGGGCCTGTACTCATTCCACCACCTCAATAGTCCAATGGTTGTCTATCTCAATGGGGTCACCGTCCCTGCCAGTAAGCTCTGTACGCTTAGTCTCTGTCCATCCTGCTTGGTGCGAGAGATAGAACTTAGCAGCGTTGATGTCTCCATCTAAAGCCTTCGCAGCCAGTGACTTGGCTATCTTGGTTATCCCAAGAGCCTTGCCTTTGCGGTATGCTTCAGCAAGTTCGGGCTGGCGCTTAAAAGCTGAGCGTAGAGTCTCAGGAGTACAGCCCAAATAGTCGGCTAACTGCTTTTGAGATAATACGTCAGCAAGTTCCTTTGTCTCTTGTATCTCAGCTTCAGTGAAGACTCTTGAAGGCCGTCCGTTTGGGTTCATCGTAAAATCACCTGAAATTCTTCTAGCGGTATATGGCAAACTGGCTCTTGATCCTGCCAATCCCTCATGTCATTTCTTCCACCAAATCCCAGTGTAAAATCACAATGCACTAAGTTTGTGTAACGTATTGCATCATTCCACTCTACCACGAGAAATACTGGAAGCCCTGTATCTTCCTCTAGTCGCTTAGCGCCCTGCACTTTGGCTAAAGAAATCATAAACGTAGGGTATTGTAACATATCATTGTTTCTGCATCTTAGCTCAACCCAAGCAACAGCTATATCTTTACGCATCGCCAGACAATCAACGTGATACTTAATTGAAACCTTTTGTAGTTTGATTTTCCATGCGCGCGCAACAATGTCCCCTAACGCTTGCTCTTTTGCTTTGGTCTCGTCATTCTCATATAGCGGTCTCATGACTTATTCTTCTTGGAAGCGTACCGAGCGAAGGTCTCATCACGGAGGGCTACGCTTTTTGTAGAGAATGACTGAGGAGGAAAGACTTGTATCTTCCCACCCTTAGCCAAGAACTCTTCTGTTTCCTTCTGGATTCTTTCGCTGATCCAAGAGTTGTCCTTCATAATGCTATATCCATGTTAAACAGTATCGTCAGTCTTAGCTTCCTGCGTTGCTCACGCCGAGCCAATGACTGCTTTATTTCTTTGTAGTCATTATAACTTATTGTTTTGCCTTGAGATAGTGTTTCATGCGCCATCATCAGCATGGTTTCATCCCAATCGGCTTTCTTGTTTAACAGCCAGTGACGGTCGTATTCTGTCTTGAAGGGTTTATCAAACAGTACGTCAGGCTTCATCCCAAGGGCTTGTACTATCTCTGGGCCTTTAGCACCACAGGCGTGGCAGTACATTAAAATCTTGTCATCAGCCTCTTTGATGGACATTGAAGGGTTGTTATCCCCGTGTACAGGACAGCAGGCTACATAGTTCTTGCCTGACTTCCTGACTTTATCCAGACTACCAAGAATACGTTCTAGGTCGCTCATTTGCCATTCTCCTTTTGATGTTGGTGTGAGTGATAAATCCTCGCACTTCATTAGTTACTTGCTTTGGGGTTCTATCCACGCCTTTAGGCCAGACCCCGAACTTCTCTTTGTACTTGTGACTCGCCCAGCCTTCAGCGTAGCCCTTGTCCTGTGCGTATTGGACAAACTGCCCCATCCAATCAGACTTGTCTTCTACCTTGAAGTCTTTACTAACCTTCTTGAGCATTGAGCCATCATCTTTGAACACAGGGTCTTTAGAGGGAATTGTATACCCACAAGCACAGGCCCGACCTTGGAAGGCTGCGCTACACACTGGGCAGTCTCTGGTTATCTTTTCCCGCTCTTCTGTTTTGAGCTGCTGACGCTCATTAAATCTTTGAGTATTGTCGTCTAACTTGGAAGGAACGATATCTTCTGGAAAGCCAAACGTCTTAAGGTTTCCAGCATGGTCAAGATAAGTGGCCTTCTCCTTCCCTTCAGCTATGCGCCAGATTCTGCCTGCCCTTTGAACGAAGGCTATCGGACTCTTGGTAGGGAAGCAGTCTATCAGTATCTCTACGGAAGGATCGTCATATCCCACCCCTAAAAGCCGACTACAACACAAGACCTTGCACCTGCCCGATCTATGATCGTCGTAGATGTACTTCCTTTCCTCATCACCCATGTACCCATCTATGTGTAATGCAGGGATACCAGCAGCGTTAAATTTTTCAACCATTGACTTGGAGTGTGCTACCGAAGGGCTAAAAGCTATGGCCTTTCTCTGTAAATCATTAGAGTGCTTGCGGTAATTCTCCACAATGTCCCCATTAAACGTGTCATCCATCATGGCTTTACCTAATGCCTCTGGGTCGTAGTCCGAGCCACCAGTAGATAGGGCTTTAGTCTTGATGCCTTTAAGGTCTATGGACTTGCCAACGTAGTAATCAGTAGGACAGAGCCAGCCTTGATCCAGTAGCTGTCTGGTGGTCGTGGTGACTATAAGATCGTCCCAATGCGTGCCGAGCGATTTACTGAATGGTGTGGCACTAAGTCCTATGAAGGGTA